TTTCCTAGGTGTGGCGTTTTTTTAGGGTGTAACCAAAAGGTAACATGTCTGGAGTGAATGAAAAGACGGTTCAACGGCTAACAGAGCAAGAACGTCGCCTCATTATTGATGCGCTAATGCTGTTGGCAGGACTGAAAAAGAAACTCGAAGCCGTACTGAACAGATAGCCTCATTCTCGAAAGGGAGCAAAGGCCACGCATGACCGGGTAGCCGGTCGGTGTGGCTTTTTTATTTTTATGGCTAACCAACGCAAGCAGAAACCCGATGACGCCGCGCCCGCCGACGGCATCTCCCTCTACGAAGCGCAACGGCGGCGCACCCTCGCGCAGGCCAAGCAGGAAGAGATCAAGGCGCAGCAGTTAGCCGGGGAGTTGGTGGACCGCGAGACCATCAAGACCGAATGGCTCAAGACGGCGGCGGCGATTCGGAACCGCCTCCTCGCCATCCCCACGAAAACCGCGCCGCTGGTCCTCGCCGTGAAAACCTTGCCGGAAGTGAAAGCGATTCTTGAACAGCAAATCTATGAGGCGTTGCATGAACTCAGCGTTACTCGACTTGCAGGTGATGGCCCCGACGCCGCGTCTGACCGTCAGCCAGTGGGCCGATCAGCACCGCAAGCTCAGTCCAGAAAGTAGCGCTGAACCCGGCCAGTGGATCACGGCTCGCGCTGAATATCAGCGGGGCATCATGGATGCCGTGAACGATCCGACGGTAGAGACGCTGGTGGTGCAATCGTCCGCTCAAATTGGGAAAACGGAAATACTTCAAAATATCATTGCGTACTACATCGACCAAGACCCCGGCCCCATGCTGCTGGTGCAGCCGACGCTCGAAATGGCGCAGGCGTGGAGTAAAGACCGGCTAGCTCCCATGTTGCGGGATTGTCCCCAGTTGCAAGGGAAAGTCCACGACTGGAAAGCGCGAGACAGCGCCCAAACCATCTTGCACAAAACCTTTCCGATGGGGCATCTCACGATGGCCGGGGCGAATTCGTCCGCGTCGCTGGCGTCACGTCCCATTCGCATTCTGCTGGCGGATGAGATCGACCGCTTTCCGGTATCGGCAGGAAGTGAAGGCGATCCGGTCAATCTGGCCTCCAAGCGCACCACGACGTTTTGGAATCGTAAACGCATCCTGGTCTCAACCCCGACGATCAAAGGATTGTCACGCATTGAATCCGCGTATGAACAATCGGACCGACGCACCTATCACGTCCCTTGTCCGCACTGTGGTCATCCTCAAGTGCTGAGTTGGGCGCAGTTGAAGTGGGAGAAGGACCAGCCGCAGACCGTGCGGTATGAGTGCGAGTCCTGCCACACGTTCCTTGATGAAGCCGATAAGCTCGGGATGATTCGAGACGGTCAATGGGTGGCGAGTGCGCCGTTTGCCGGGACCGCAGGTTTTTGGATTTCTGAACTTTACTCCCCCTGGGTCAGTTGGCGGCATATGGTGGCCAATTTCCTCGCCGTCAAAGGCAACATCGAGCAGTTCAAAGTGTTCGTTAATACGTCGTGGGGGGAAACCTGGGAGGACAAGGGCGATCAGATCGAACACGTCGGCCTGATGGCACAGCGGGAGGATTACCGGGCGCCAGTCCCCGCAGAGGTGCTCGTGCTCACCGCCGCCGTCGATGTGCAGGATGATCGGCTGGAAGCGGAAGTGATCGGGTGGGGACCGAAGGAAGAAAGTTGGGCCATCGACTATCGGCGGTTTATCGGCTCGCCGGGACAACCAGCAGTCTGGAACGATCTAGACGATTGGTTATCGATGGCGTGGGAGCATGAGTCCGGCGTCGGCATGAAGGCGCAATGTGTAGCCATCGACATGGGCGGCCATCACGGAAAGGAAACCCTAGAATTCGTCCGCACGCGACACAGTCGCCGTGTCGTCGCCGTGAAGGGTTCCAATCAACCCGGCTCGCCGCTGGTGCGGAAAAGCACGACCCGTCTGGCGCTCTATATCGTCGGGACCGATACGGCCAAGGATACGATCTTTTCTCGGTTGGCACTCAAGGAACCCGGTCCCGGCTATTGTCACTTTCCGCGCCTGGACGCCTACGACGATGAATACTTCCGACAACTCACCGCCGAAGAGCGACGGCATCGGAAGCGCGGCAATCAGATCGTCGGCCATTGCTATGTGAAAAAGAAAGGGGCCAAGCGCAACGAAGTCCTCGACTTGCGCGTGTATAACATGGCGGCGTTATCCATCCTCAACCCGAACTTTCAGAAAATCGCACAGCGCCGCGCCGCGCCTTCAGCACAGCCCGCTACCCCGACGCCCCCGGTCTCGCCTGATGCGCCGCCGCCGTCCCCCTTACTGCCCCCACGTCCGCCTCGTCCCAAACGAACCCCGTCCAGTAATTTCGTCAGCCGGTGGAGGCCCTAATGCCCAAACTGTACACCGTGAAAGCCGCAGCCACGCTGTTTTCCCGCCATGAAAAGTCCATTCTGATCTGGATTGAGGAGGGGGTGTTCCCCCATGCGTTCCAAATCAAACGCGGGTGGTATATCCCGGAATCGGATATTCGCCGCGTGATGCGGTCCAGACCCGAAGAGAAACCGGCCTCCTCGCGCACCAAACCCGCGCCAATCGCGGGACATTCGTTCGTGAGTCGCTGGAAAACCTCCTAAAAGTCATAGGAAGTGAGGGAAGATTCGGGAAGGTTAGGCCGTTCCGGTTTTCCCGTGCGTGCGGTATCGCTCACGAGTATGAGCGATCTTCCGCAGTCGTTTCGCGCTGGCGATACCGTCACCTGGACGGTCACACTCCGCGACTATCCCGCCTCGGCGGGGTGGACGCTCACCTATTCGCTCCTCCACGCCTCCGCCTCGAAGCTGACGCTCACCGCCTCGGCCAGCGATGACGCCTACGTCGTCACGATTCCTGCCGCCACCTCCGCCACCTATACGGCGGGGGACTATACCTATCTCGCCCGCGTCAGTCAGGCGGGCAACGTGTTCACGGTCGATTCTGGCCGGATCAGCATTCTTCCCAATCTCGCCACATCCACCACGTATGACGGGCGATCCTGGGCGGAACGAGTGCTGGCCGCGCTGGAAGCGACCTTGGAAGGCCGCGCAACCGGCGTCGAACTCGAACTGGAAATCGCCGGACGGCGTATCCGCTATTTCACGCCAGATGAACTCATTAAGTGGCACGGCTTCTACAAAGCCGAAGTGGTGCGCGAACGCTCCACGGATCGGTTACGTCGCGGGCTCGGCGGTCCCCAGAAAGTGCTGGTGCGCCTGTGACCATCTGGCAACGGATGAAAGCCGGAGTGCAAGGGTGGTTCCGTCCAAAGGGATCACGCAGTTATTCCGCCGCCGCGGTGTCGCGCCTCACGTCCTCATGGACGACGCAATCGGTCTCCGCCGATCACGACTTGCTCTACACGCTCCCGCGTCTCCGGGCGCGGTCCCGTGAACTCGAACAGAACAACGATTACGTTAAACGCTATCTGGCGCTGCTCGATCAGAACGTCGTGGGACCCAACGGCATTGAATTGGAAGCTCGCCTGCTCGCGCAGGACGGCATGTCCTACAAGCGCAAGACCAACGAAACCATCGAAACCGCCTGGGAAGCCTGGGGCGAGCGCGGGACGTGCGATGTCACCGGCAAGCTGTGCTGGACCGACGTCCAGCGGCTTGTGTTACGCACGGTCGCACGGGACGGGGAATGTCTTGTGCGTGTAGTGCGCGACTTCCCCAACGACTTCGCCTTTGCCGTGCAAGTGCTCGAAGCCGACTATCTCGACGTGCAGTTCAATCAGGAACGCCTGCCGAACGGGAACCGGATTCGCATGGGCATTGAGCAGGACGTATGGGGCCGTCCGGTGGCCTATCACTTGTTCCGCACCAATCCTGCCGATGTGACGGGCGCACCAGCGGCGCAATACCGGGAACGTGTTCCCGCTGATGAAATCATTCATGTGCATCAAGTGACCCGCCCTGGACAGACGCGGGGCATCCCCTGGATGCACTCCGCCATGCTGCGCTTGAACATGCTCGGCGGGTACGAGGAAGCCGAACTGGTGGCGGCGAGAACCGCGGCCTGTAAGGGCGGATTTTATACCAGCCCCACCGGGGAAGAGTTCATCGGGGATGCCGTCGATGCCAACGGCAACATCGTCGAAAGCATGGAGCCCGGCACGTTCACGCAGTTGCCGGCCGGTGTGACCTTCACGCCGTTTGATCCGACGCATCCGACGACCAGCTTTGCCGACTTCGTGAAAGGCGTCCTGCGCGGCGTGGCCAGCGGCTTAAACGTCTCCTACAACACCCTCGCCTCAGATCTGGAAGGCGTCAACTATTCCAGCATCCGTCAAGGCGTCCTCGACGACCGCGACGGCTGGCGCGTCCTGCAAGCGTTTCTGATTGAAAATCTCTGCGAGCCGGTCTTTGCCGCATGGCTCGACATGGCGATGCTGTCGCAGCAGTTAGATCTCAGCCTCTTTGATCTGCCCCGCGTGTTGGACGGCTGCGAATGGCAAGCCCGTGGCTGGTCCTGGGTGGACCCATTGAAGGACATGAACGCCGACATCGAGGCCATCAACAACGGCCTCAAGACCCGCACGCAATGCCTCGCAGAACGCGGCCTCGATATTGAGGACGTATTCGCCCAACTACAGCAAGAACGCGAACTGGCCGCGCAGTACGGCCTGACGTTTACGACCCCGAACCCTGGAGCAGCCAATGGCACAGTCACAGCCGCCGCCGTCCCCCACGACGCTGAAAACGAGTCGGCTTTACCGGACGCTTGAACTCGACCGCGCCGCCATCAACGCGGACACTCGCACGGTCTCGCTCAGTTTCAGCAGCGAGCACCCGGTGGAAAGGTTTTTTGGCCATGAAATACTGGATCACACGGACGGCGCAGTCCGTCTTGACCGACTCCGACGGTCGGCCCCGCTCCTCCTCGACCACAACCCAGAAAATCAAATTGGCGTCGTTGAAGAAGCAACTATCGCAGAAGGACGCGGCCTCGCGGTCGTTCGGTTCTCGCGTAGTGCAAAAGGTCAAGAAGTGTTTCAAGACGTGCAGGATGGCATTCGCCGCAATGTCAGCGTGGGGTACCAAATCCACACCATGCGCGACGAAAGCACCAAAGAGCAGAAAACGTACCGGGCGACCGACTGGGAGCCTTTAGAAGTCAGTCTCGTGAGCATCCCCGCAGATACGTCAGTCGGCGTTGGACGAGCCACCGCAGACGAATTTGAAATCCGCATCCTCAAAAATGAAAAGGAGATTGTCATGGCTGAAGAAAAGAAAGTCGTCGTGGAGCCGGTAGAAGAGAAGAGCGCCAAGCGCGATGTCTATGTAGACGAAGCGCGGGTGTCGGAGCGGTTGCGGGTGCGCGAACTGCTCGCCTTGGGCGACAAGTTCGAGGTCCGCGAGTTGGCGCAGAAGGCCATCGAAGAAGGGACCAGCGTCAGCGAGTTCAAGGGCCAGGTGCTTGAGACCCGCGCCAAGGCCAAGCCGGTGGTGGAGTCGCCGTCGATTGGTCTGACGCAGAAGGAAGTGAAGCAGTATTCAATGGTCCGCGCCATTCATTCGATGGCGTCGGGCAAGGGGCTGGCGCTCGCGCCGTTTGAAGCGGAAGTCAGCGAGGCGGTGGCGAAGCGCATGGGGAAAGCGCCCCAAGGCTTCTATCTGCCGTATGACGTACAAACCCGCGATCTGACCAAGGGCACGAATGGAGACGGTGGCTATACCGTCGCCACCGATCTGTTGTCGGCGTCATTCATCGACATCCTGCGGAAACGCATGATGGTCCGCGCCATGGGCGCGACGATGCTCGGCGGGTTGGTCGGGGATGTGGCCATCCCCAAGCAGACGGGTGGTGCAACCGCCTACTGGGTCGCAGAAAACGTGGCTCCGACCGAATCAAAGCAAGCCTTCGGTCAGTTGGCCATGACCCCCAAAACGGTGGGAGCCTACACCGACATCTCTCGCAAGCTCCTGCTCCAGTCCAGCATCGACGTGGAAGCCTTGGTCCGCACGGACCTGGCCACCGTCCTCGCCTTGGCTATTGACCTCGCGGCCATCAACGGCGACAGCAACGCGGGCGAACCAGGCGGCATTCTCGGGACCTCCGGCATCGGCTCCGTGGCCGGTGGCACGGATGGCGCGGCCCCGTCCTACGCGCACATGATCTCGCTCTGGAAGGAAGTCGCCATCGACAACGCCGACTACGGCTCCCTCGGGTATCTCACTAACGCAGCCGTCATCGCCAAGCTGATGGCCACGGAGAAGGCGTCCAACACGGCGCAGTTCGTGGTGTCGGCCTTGCCGGATTCCTCGGGGATGACCTCCATCGTTGGCATGAAGGCGGGTGTCTCCAACCAAGTGCCTGCCAATCTCACCAAGGGCAACAGCGGCGCAGTCTGCTCGGCCATCATCTTCGGCAACTGGGCGGATCTCATCATCGGTCAGTGGGGATCGCTCGACATCCTGACCGATCCGTACACCGGATCAGCGGCAGGCACCGTCCGCGTGCGGGTGTTGCAGGACGTGGACTGCGGCGTGCGCCACGCCGAGTCGTTCGCCGCGATGAAAGATGCCAAGACCGCCTAAGAAGGGATCGGAGGCTGGCGCTGCGTGATCGGCGTCAGCCTCCACCACCACGATGACACTTGAAATTATCCGCAACACTTACGCTGAAGGCCGGGAATTGACGGTCGGGATGATCGTCTCTGATCTATCCGATCCGTCAGCGCGGGAACTCTTGATGGCGCGGAAGGCCATCCTGGTGATGCCACGCACGGGTGCTCCGTCCCCGGCCTCCAGTCCCTTGGAGCCGATGGATGGGTCACGCAAAGGCCCACGGCGCAAGAAGGAGACGCACACATGATTGTCGGGATTGGCGACGGGATCAGCGCAGAAGAATTGATCGTTCCTGGCGTGTACGACGCCACCGAAACAGGCACCGGCGTCGACAAAACGGAGTACGAAGGCCAGTGCAAGGTGACGGTCTGGGTCGGGGATGTCGGCGGGACAAATCCGGAACTGGACGTGACGATTGAGCATTCCGACGACGATCAAACCTATGAAACCGAAGCGGTGGCGACGTTCGACACGATTGATGCGGCGGGGGTGCCGGTCTCCGTGGTGCTGAACGCCGATAGTTTGAAGAAATACGTCCGTGCGGTGGCCACGATTGGCGGCACCACGCCGCAATTTACGATGTGCGTTCTCTTTCAAGGACAGAAGAAGAGCATCTGATGAACGCCACCGCTGCCATGATCGCACACCTGGGGGGAGAGCCGATCACCTACTACTCGTATGGGGGTGGGGTATCGACCTTCAAGGCGATTGTGGAGCGGAAGCCGACGCAGGTGCAATCGACCAGTGGCTACACCTACGCGGCCAACATGATGGAAGTGCTGCTGCCCCGCGACGCCACCGACGGCGTGCTCGCGGTGAAAGAACGCATGGACAAGATGCGATTCAAACGGAACCTGAGCGACAGCCAGGACACCGAATGGACCGTGACGAAGATCATTCACGAGGACGCGGGACTTGGCGGCGATGCCGGGATGTTCCGCGTGGTGGTACAGGCCTAATGCCCACCGTCACGCCGGTCAATTTCGAGGAACTGAAGCAGGCCTTCGAGGATGCGCCGAAGGAAACGGCGCGGTTCGTCAAGGGGGAACTCGGACGCTTTGCCAAGCGCGTGCGGCGGCAGACCATCCGCACCGGCATGAGCGGACGGCCTGGAATTGATGGTGGCCAGTTCAAAAAAGGCAAGCACGTCCAGGGGTTTGTGACCGGCAATGATCTCGGCTCACTGAAATCTGTCAATAAGATCAGCCGGATTTTACGGGTCCATGAGGAAGGCGGCGTAATCACGCCAAAGCAAACGGGCTTTCTGTTTCTCAGCAGGAAAACTCGGGTGGCTGGCAAAGGCCATATCTTTGCGCGGGTCAAGCGCGTGGTCATCCCGGCACGGCTGCATTTTCAGGATACATGGAAGCAGCAAGTCCCGGACGGCGAGCGCCGGATTGCCGATGCGATGGACCGCGCCATGCGCGTGGCCTTAGAGCGCCGCATGAAGGCGTTCACCTCGACCGTTTCGACGCTCACGAGTCTCTGACATGGCCGACAGTCTACGCGAACTAATTATGCAAGATCTGCACACCAGCCTTCAGGCCGTCACCGTGGAGAACGGCTACGCCCACACGCTCACGGCGGTGGAACGACTGCTCCAGCGGGGCCAGTCCTCGCAACCGCCGATGGCCTATCTGTTGGAAGGCGATGACGACATCACGACCGAAGGGCCGAACCATCTGGTGACGCGCACTCTCTCCGTCGGGGTGGTGCTGGTGGTCCGGCAGGACGAGAGCGAGGACGCACGATCTGCCAGCGAAGTGATGAACGCCTTGATTGCGGATTGCCAGAAGGCCATTCAGCAAGACCCGCAACGCGGCGGCTCTGCCATCGACACGAACGAGCAATCGATCTCAGCGGTGCAGATCGAAGAGGGGATGCCGGAACTCTCCTGCACGCTGGCCTATCGCATCAATTATCGACATCGACGGGACGACGCGACTGTAGCGGTCTGACGATAAAGGAGATCTGACATGGCCGAATTCTTAGAACGACGCATGATCCTGGCCGCGACGACGGAGACGACCGAAGGCACTGTGGTGGCTCCGGCGGGCAGCGATGCCAACCTCTTGGTGTATGACGTGAAGTTCCAGGCGGATATCGCCATGTTCGAGCGCAAGCCGATCAGCAGCACCCTCTCGCCCTATGCCTCGATCAGCGGCACGCGCAAGGCGACGCTCACGTTCAAGGTGGAACTGAAAGGCAGCGGCACGGCAGGGACCGCGCCGAAGCTCGGCAAGCTGTTGACCGCCTGCGGCTTTGGGGAAACCGTGGTGGCCCTGACCTCGGCGGCGTATGCGCCGAAAACGACCGGCGTGGATTCCCTCACCATCGATGTCTTTAGCGTGCCAGCCTCGGGCAACCACATTCGCGCACGGATGGCGGGCGCTCGCGGCACCTGCCGGTTAAGTCCCAAAGTGGGCGAGCCGGTTATGTTGGAGTTCACCTTCTCCGGTGTCTATGTCGGCGTTACGGACGAATCGGCCATTACGGCCTCCGGCCTGGAAACGACGAAGCCGCAGCCGTTCCTCAACACCAGCTTTTCGATGCACAGCTACAGCGGCCACAAAGTCAGCGGGTTCAACATCGACCTGGGCAACACCGTCACGATGCGGACGGACATTAGCCAGGCCAGCGGATTCTTGTCCGCACTCATCACCGAGAAGGCCCCAACGTTCAGTTTCGACGCCGAAAAGGAACTGGTCCTTACCCATGACTACTACGGAAAGATGCTGAACAACACCGAAGGTAGCATGAGCGTGGCTATCGGAGCCACGGCGGGGAACATCTGCACGATCACGGCCCCGAAAGCGCAATACATCAAGATTTCCGAAGGCTCACGGGACGGGATCGCCATCTATCAGATCGACGGGAAATTCAACCGTTCATCCGGCAACGATGAACTGGTCATCACGTTCACCTAGAGGATGGGTATGACGGCACCGATCTATAGCCTCGCGGACCGCCGCTTTACGATGCCGCCACTCGTGGCTCGGCAAGAAAAGCAACTCTGGCCGATCTTAAAGCCGCTGTTTGCCAAAAGCGACGGCATGGACGCGCAGGACATCATCGCACTGCTGGCCGAATCCATCGTCCGTATCTGCGCCATTGTCTTAGTGCCGGACGGGATCACGCAGGCGGCGAAGGCGCAAGGCGGAGAGCGGGCCGTACAAGAGCTAGAAGAGTGGATGGAATCCTCGGTCTCGATTAGCGAGTTAGGGCCGGTGGTGGCGGATTTTTTCGACTCCGGCCAGCAATGGAAGATGCTGGCGGGACTTGCCGCACCGCTGAGACTGCACCGCCAGACGACTGGATCGACGACACCGTTTGCACCCTCGCCGACGGCGACATCCAGCGAGCCGACTGGATCTGGAACCACGTCCGGCTCAGTGAGTGCAAACGGTATGTGGAACGGCAATGGGAACGGAGGGCCGCTGAACGCGCCATCCTTGGGTTCTGCGGCGTAACGCTGCCGTGGTTGCAACCGGCGAAGCCGAAGACGCTGCCGATGTTGGATCAAGCAATCGGCGAAGCCTGCGGGAATCGGAAGCTGACGGTCTGCCGGCCATTTTTCGGGGAAGCCTTAGCGGTGGGATGCCGAACGTGTCCAGGGGACGCCTAACATGGTGATTGCAGAGAACCGCACGATCCTGAAAACGGCCAGCGGCGCACAACTGATCGTGGCAGAACAGACCACGCTCAAGCTCACGGCCTCGCTGGTGGACGAAAGCGGGACGGCCATTCCATCCAGTGCGCTCAACACCTTGACGCTGACGCTCTACAACCGCGACAGCGCGACGAAAGAGATCATCAACAGCGTGAACGGGGTGAACATTCTGAACACGGGACGCGGGACGGTCCATGCCACGAACGGCACCGTGACCGTCACCCTGCTGCCTGCCGACAATGCCATCGTCAACAGCAGCGCCGATCTGGAATGGCACCGCGCATTGATTCAAGGCACCTACGAGACCGTCAAAGCGTTTCGGTACGAGATCGAATTCCAAGTCCGCAATCTCAGCAAAGTCTAAATAGGAGGGCCGCACATGGCACTGTTAGTCCCGAACCAAGGCGAAGCGATTGTCTTGTCGTTGCTGGTCAACAAGACCTCGACGTACACGCAGCAGGATCTGAAGCTCAAACTGTATTCCAGTAATACCACGCCTGCGGAAACAGACACCGAAGCGACGTACACGGAGGCCACCTTCACCGGCTACGCGGCAATCACTCTGACCGGCGCGAACTGGACCGTGACGGAAGGTGCGCCGTCGTCTGCTTCGTACGCGCAGCAGACGTTCACCAGTTCAGCGGGATCGCAATCTCAAAACATCTATGGGTACTACCTCGTTCAGGCCACGAGCGGCAAGCTGGTGTATGCGGAGCGGTTCAGCGATGGTCCGTACCAAATTGTGAACAATGGCGATGCTGTGAAGGTAACTGTGTCCATCACCGCCGATTAAATTGAGCGGCATCAATACGTTATGAGGCAGCGAACCATCAGTCCCGGCGCGGAACCGTTCTGCAAGTTCCTGCTCCGCGCCGAGACTCCCACGCGGTTCTGCCGCACACTTTAGCGGAGCATTAACACATGGCGCACGTCTACGCAGATCGCGTCAAGGAAACATCCACCACCACGGGCACCGGCACGATATCGCTAGCCGGTGCTACGTCAGGATTCCGCACATTTGTTAGCGGTATCGGTAACGGCAACACGACGGTCTATGCCATCGTCCATCAAACGCTCGCAGAGTGGGAAATCGGTGTCGGCACGGTGACGGACGCGGCGACGGATACATTGTCGCGCACAACGATTCTGGCTAGCAGCAACGCCAATGCCGCCGTGAACTTCTCAGCAGGCACCAAAGACGTGTTCTGTACGATGGCGGCGGATCGCGCCGTACTGGACGATGCCAGCGGCAACGCGGTCCTTGGGACACCGGCATCAGGGACGCTCACCAACTGTACGGGTCTGCCGCTCACAACTGGCGTCACGGGTACGTTGCCAGTGGCAAACGGTGGAACGGGCGTCACGACAAGTACTGGCAGCGGTGCAAATGCTTTAGCGACTAGTCCGACACTGGTGACTCCCATCCTGGGAACACCCACATCTGGGACGCTCACCAACTGCACCGGCCTTCCCATCTCAACCGGCGTCAGTGGCCTCGGGACCGGCGTCGCGACGTTTTTGGCAACACCGTCGTCAGCCAATTTGATTTCCGCCGTGACGGACGAAACCGGCAGCGGATCACTGGTGTTTGGAACCTCTCCAACCCTCACGACTCCGACCATCGCCACGATCAAGTCGGCGTCTGCTACAGCCCCGCCGACGTTGGCGAACTCATCTGGCACAGAATACGGCACGACTTGTCGGGCCTGGGTCAAATTTAACGGGACGGGAACTGTTGCAATTAACGCTGATTTCAACGTGAGTTCGATTACCGATAACGGCACTGGCGACTATACCGTCAACTTCACGAATGCCCTGGCTGATGCGAACTATTCTGCATTTGGCCTGACAAACACTGCAACGGCCGACACAAGCCGCCCGGCTATAGTTATTGCAAATACATACTCTAGTGGGAGTTTAAGAATTACAACGACGGGAACTTATAACAATAACTCCAATTACGACGTTAGTGCCATAAGTGTAAGTATTTTCCGTTAAACAAAAAGTTTCACAAGGAATCAAACTAATGGACCAGCGTATCGTTTACTCAACACCTGATGGCGGGATGGCTGTTGTTGTCCCGAGCGGCTTGCCCATCGACCAAATCGCAGCCAAGGATGTCCCGCAAGACACGCCTTACCTAATTGTCAATATGTCCGTCATCCCCCATGACCGCACCTACCGCAACGCCTGGGTTGCGGATTTGGCCGGTTGCAGCATCAGCCACGATATGACGAAAGCGCGGGAGATCCACAAAGACTACATGCGCCGCGCAAGAACCCCCCTCCTGGCTGATCTAGACACGCAATACATGCGAGCCGATGAAGCAGGCAATGCGGCAAGCAAGGCGCAAATCTCCGCGAAGAAACAAGCCCTCCGCGATGTGACGGCTTATCCTGGGATTGCCGCCGCGCAGACCGTCGATGAACTGAAGCAAGTGTGGCCGTCAATTCTAGGTCCAAACCCGCTGCTGTAATTCATGGCCTTAACCGTCACCTACAGTTTTGCGACCACCGCCGAGTCGTTTACCGCCACGGCTGGCGCGAACTCCACGCTCTCCTACGATTCCGCCAACGGCAATCCCGCTGGTGCGTTGAAAAGCCGCATCCTGGGCCGTAGCAAAACCGACACGAACAAATGGTCCCGCACCCTCACGTTTGCCGACATGGGTGTACCGGCCAACGCGGTAGTGACCGATATAAGCAGCGGAAGCTATACGTGGCGATGCAGCGAATACACGACTGGCGCGAGCAGCACGCAGGGTCCGGTCACGATGTCATGGACCGGCAACTCGGCCACGCTCGTCTCGTCGAGTACGTTCGCCGCGACCGGCAGTTATGCAAGCGCCACCGGCGTCAACAAGACCGGCCTCTCGTTGCCTGCTAGTACGTCCGTCACTATCGACATCAGCAACACGCTCGCCACCGGCAACAGCAGCACGGCAGCGGTCACGCTGTATCAAGACGAACTGACGTTTTCGATTACCTACGTCTTTGTCGCGCCGGTATCAGGCGGCATCACCTTAAGCGGCACGGGCGGCACGGCCAAGGTCAAGGTGCCTGTTGCCTCGGGTGGCCTCACGCTTTCCGGCACCGCAACAACGGCCTATCAAGGCTATAGCACCCTCGTTGGCTTTGGGTTTGGTCATGGCCCGATTGCCTCGGCAGCAATTAGTGAGCCAACCGTTGCGTCTGTCGCCACGACAAAAACCTATGTCGGAAGCGGCGGGCTGACGCTGGCCGGTGCTGCCACCAAGCTCAAGCAAAAGGTGTACACGCCAAGTGGCGGGCTGGCCATCAGCGGTACAGCGACCACGCTCAAGCAGAAAACCTACGCGCCGTCAGGCGGATTGACCCTGGCCGGATCTGCCACGCTTTCCAAAACCAAAGCGGCCACAGTATCGGGTGGATTGACGCTGGCTGGATCGGCGGCGCTGGTTAAGCAAAAGGTCTATACGCCAACAGGCGGGTTGACGGTCAGTGGCACGGCTGATGCGACCAAGCAGAAAGTCTACGCGCCAACGGGCGGGTTGACACTTGCTGGAAGCGTGAGCCTGTCGAAAACCAAAGCGGCGACCGGATCGGGCGGGGTCACCCTCGGCGGATCGGCGGCACTGGTCAAAGAAAAAGCCGTAGCTGGTAGCGGCGGTGTCAGTCTGTCGGGCAGCGCCGACCTTGCGAAGTCCAAAACATATATCGCCATCGGTGGCATTTCGTTCAGCGGAAGCGCCGACCTTGCCAAGACCAAGGTAGCAGTTGCATCGGGTGGCCTATCTATCGCTGGCACCGCCGACACCGCGCACAGCACAGCATACAGCTACAGCGGAAGCGGGGGCCTATCCGTATCTGGCACCGCTGAGACCAATCATCTTGTCATCGTCGCTTATACCGGCACGGGTGGACTCACGCTGGCTGGCACCGCCGACACATCCAGACTAGCCGTCTACAACTACACCGCTTCGGGTGGACTTGCGGTTTCAGGTGCCGCAGACACGGCGCAAAGCCATCAATACGCCGCCACTGGCAGCGGCGGACTCACGGTCTCCGGCACCGCCGACACCAGCCCGCTCACGGTTCGCACCTATGATGCGTCTGGTGGTCTATCGCTCGCGGGTGCCGCCGACATCAGTCGTGAGACGGTCTACACCTACACCAGCACGGGTGGACTTGCTATCAGTGGCGCGGCGGAAACATCACCGACCAAGGTCTATGCCTACGATGGATCTGGAAGCCTCGCGCTCTCTGGTGCGGCGTCGATCAGCCTCACGAAATCCTACACTGCCAGCAACGGCCTGACGCTCTCGGGATCAGCAAGCATCGCCACGGAGAAAGTTTATAGCGGCAGCGGATCAGTCACCATCGCGGGATCTGCCGACACCGCGCAACAGCATCAATACGCGTTCGATGGATCTGGCGGTCTGGCTATCAGCGGAACGGCATCAGTCGCCGTCGAACGGTCCTACGCGGCCAGTGGTGGACTCACGCTCGGCGGGTCTGCCGATACCAGCGAAGCCAATGAGTTCACCTATGCCGGATCTGGCATATTCGCGCTGGCCGGTACTGCCGAAGTCGCTACCGACAAGACCTACGCCGCGTCAGGTTCCATCATATTCACCGGCACCGCATCGGTTGCCACGGAGAAGGTCTACGAAGCGACCAACGGCATCGGCCTTGCGGGAAGCGCCGACACACAGAAAACGAAAAGCTACAGCGCATCTGGTGGCGTCGATCTCGGCGGGTCCGCATCGGTCCAATATATTGTCGGCAGCGTCACTTATACCTACGAAGGCAGCGGCCACCTTCAACTGGCTGGCAGCGCAGACCTGATCCGGACGCACGCCGTCACCGGCACGGGTGGCTTGTCTTTCGCTGGCAGCGCCGATCTCGCCGTCATCAAGGAGTACAGCTACCTCGGCGGCGGGCTGTTGCTGTTTGCAGGCGCGGCGGCAATCGCCAAAGAAAAAGACGCACAGGCCAGCGGCGGCATCATTCTGGCCGGATCGGGCTTTACCTATCGCGCCACTCGCTTAGTCGTGCGCCTATCCAACGTGCGCGGCTATCAGACCGGTCTCACGGCGGTACGCGGCACGGTGGCGACAATGGACGCCGTGCATGGCTCGCAACCGCACTGCAATGATCTGCTCGGCAGCGTGCCGACGCTGCACGATCTCACCGGACGACAACCCACACTGACGGGGGTAGGACATGGCTGAGAATAGAGAACTGGCGCTCGTCCTAAAGCTCGTTGCGGATCAGTTTAAAAGCGAACTCAAAAAGTCCCAAGGGTTGCTGGGCGACTTCAACAGCTTCATCCGCTCCTGGCAAACCCAACTGGTAGCCGCAGGGTCTGCCTTGTTTGCGGTGGCGAAGTCCACGGCGAACTATGGCGAAGAACTGCTCAAAACCTCACAGAAAGTCGGCATCAATGTTGAAGCCTTAAGCGGCCTTCAATACGCCGCGAAAATGGCGGATTTGTCGAATGAGTCCTTTGTCAGAGGACTCAAGACCCTCTCCCAAAACATGGTGGAGGCCGCACAGCGCACCGGCGACGGCGAGGCGCTGTTCAGACGGTTGAATATCACCGTCACGGATAGCACCGGCAAGCTCAAGCCGACTGAACAAGTGTTGCTCTCGGTGGCCGACGCCTTTGAGAAGCACGCGGACGGAGCAGGGAAAAGTGAATTGGCCGTCAAGCTGTTCGGGAAAGCGGGTCTTGAACTCATTCCCTTCCTGAATCAAGGCAAGGCGGGGATTACCGACTTAATGAAGGAAGCGGAGCGGTTCGGCCTGGTGCTCTCCAAAGACGACGCCGAATCCGCGAATCGGTTCAACGATGAACTCAAGCGCCTGCAAGCGGAAACCAAAGGGCTCACGCTGGCCGTGGGACAGCCGCTGGTTGAAGCGTTGCTCGGCGCAGCGGACATCTTTGATAAGGTCAAGCTCAAGGTCCGTGAACTCTCGCAGGAAACGTCCTACGTCAACCAAAACCTCAAGAATATGTCCGACAGCTTTGGGCAAAGCGCCATCGGGCAAGGCTTGATGGATGCCTTCACCGCGCTCGGGTTTGGTCATCGCAAAGGCGAGGGGACGACGCCACGCGAACAGTGGTGGTTTGATCTCCTGGGAGGCAAGCCGGGGTCCGGCGTCATGGCTTCTCCTGCGGGCAGCACGACGGAGCCGAAGCCCGCATTCCAAACTATTGCCGATCAGGAAAAGCTCGGGAAGGCCCTGTTAGAGATCTACCTCGCACAAAACCGCGCCATTGAGATTCGCAATAAACTGGTTCGGGAAGAAGCGAACGAATACCTGTTGATGCTTGACCGTCAATTGCAACTGCAACAGATCGATGAGCAGGCGCAAGAGGCCAAGGGTAAAGCGATCGTTGAAAACACGAAGGTTGAAATCGAAATCCGCGACGCGGCGCAGGCACGCGAGCGGGACGGCCTCATCGCCAACAAGCAAGCCTGGGTGAATTACTTTGAGCAAGTCGGGGGCAGTCTGGAAGGGTTGTATGAAGCACGACAGGATTTATTGCGGGCCGAGCTTGCCAAAGAACTGAACCTCGAAGAAGGCCAAGCCGCACGGCTGCTGCTGGCGTGGCAGAACCATGACCAGCAACTCGCGGACGACATTCTGGCGAGGACCGACAAGACGCTTCAAGAAAAAGAAACCATCGAACTGAAATATCTGCAACGGGCCATCCAGAACAAGCGCGAACTGGGCGGCGATATGTGGGAAGGATTCACGGAAGGGATGCGGAAATTCGCGCAGGATAATGGGCCATTCGGCATGATGCAAAACGCGGCGCGGCAGACCGCCCAGGCGATGCAGTCGTCCTTTCAATCGCTCTTCTTCGACTTTATGCAAGGCAAGATGCGGAGCTTGTCCGATCTGTTTGCGAGTGCATTCCGGTTCGTGCAGCAAATGGTCGCACAAATCCTGGCGCAAATGGCAACGACGGCGCTCATCGGCAATTCGTTTGGCGGCGCGGCGGGATTGGGCGGCATGGGCCTAGCGGGAGCCTTTGGGGGCGGCGGCGGGACGAGTCTCTTCACGACGATGGACACCGGCTGGTGGGACAACACGAAGGAATTCTTCGGCTTCAGTTCCGCCTATGCCATGAATCGCGGCGGAATGGTCCCGGTGCAACGGTTCGCGTTTGGCGGTCCAGTCTACAGCAACAACGATTCAGTGCCGGCCTTACTCACGCCGGGGGAATTCGTCGTCAATCGCCGGGGGGTCGAAGCCTTGCACCGGCTCAATCAAGGCGATCTTCCCACGAGCGGCGCAGCGCAGCGTCCCGTCGTCGTCAATATGACCGTGCAGACGCCGGATGCCAGCAGCTTCCGGCAATCCCGCGAACAACTCATGGCCGAACTTTCTGCCGGAATGATGCGAGCGGCACGGCGCAATCTTTAAGAGGCCACTATGCCGAGTTTTCTTGAAATTCAGTTTCCCTCGGATATTTCCTACGGCGTGACGGGCGGGATGCAGTTTAAGACCGACATCGCGCAAGTGGAAAACGGTCAAGAAGTGCGGAACGTCACCTGGGCCTTGCCGAAAGGTAAATGGAACGCGCAAGCGGGGATTCGCAATGCGACCGACTACGCCAAGCTGCTCGCGTTCTTTAACGTGGTACAAGGCCGCGCCTATGGCTTCCGCTGGAAGGACTGGTCGGATTATCAAGTAACCGATCAAGCCTTGCGGCAGACCGGCGCGGCTACCGTGCAATTAGAGAAGAGTTACACCTTCAGCGGTCAGACCTTTTGGCGCACCATCACGAAGCCGATTGCCAGTCCTGCGGTCACGTTCAAACTCAACGGCGTTTCGGCCAGCGCAACGGTGGACACCACCACCGGCCTTGTCACGCTCACGGCATCCAGCAGTGCCAGCATCCTGGTCATTCTCAAAAACTCCACCGGCAACGTCGTCACCAACGGCGCACATGGCTTTTCGACCGGCGACAAAATCTGGATCAGCGGATGCGGCGGCATGACGCAAGTCAACGACAAGCTCTACACGATCACAAAGGTGGACAACACCGAGTTCAAGCTGAACGTGAACACGACCAACTATACGACCTATACGTCAGGCGGAACGGCCTCGAAATATCCGCAACCGGCTGACACGCTCACCTGGTCGGGACAATTCGATGTCCCGGCGCGATTTGATACCGACGACATGGGGCTTGAAGTGGTGGCCCCGGATGCGGGGCAGTGGCCGTCCGTGCCGATTGTAGGCTTGCGATGAAAACGATCAGCAGCAACCTCCGAACGCATCTCGGGGCTGAAGTCACGACCCTGGCGTTGTGCTGGAAAGTCACGGCGAAGGATGGAACGGTCCTGGCCTTTACCACACATGCCGCCGATCTGACCTATAACGGCGTCACCTATGCGTCAGCCAACAGCGGATTACCCAGTGCGCTCTCGGTGTCCTCGGCCTTAAATGTGGACACGATGTCACTGGAAGGCATTCTGGCCGATACGGGATTCAGCGAAGCCGACATCCGCGCTGGCAAGTGGGACCATGCCACGTTTGACGTGTTTGTCGTCAATTATCTCGACCTGAGCCAGGGGGATGCGAAGATCGGGCGCGGCATCATTGGCGAGCAGCGCACCAATCGCTCGACCTGGGAGAGCGAGATTCGAGGGCTGGCGCAGTTTTATCAACAAAAGATCATCGAACTGTATCAACCGGCCTGCCAAGCCGATCTGGGGGATACCCGCTGCGGCGTGACGCTCGCCTCGTATACCGTGACGGGCAGCGTCACCAGCGTCACCAATCCCCGCAGCTTTGCCGATAGTAGCCGCACCGAAGCAACGGACCGATTCACGGGGGGGCTGCTCACCTGGACTTCGGGGCTCAACAACGGCCTGAAAATGGAAGTGTCGGCCTACGTGCAAACGGGCGGAGCGTTCCAGTTGGTCCTGGCGATGCCGTTTGCGGTGGCCGTGGGCGATACCTACAGCGTGTATGCCGGGTGCGACAAGTCGTTGCTCGGCACGCACGGCTGCAAGACGAAGTTCAACAACGTGGTGAACTTTCGCGGCTTCCCGTATGTGCCGCAGAAACAAGAACTCGCTATGCCGTTGAGGACCGCCTAGATGAATTGGGGCAGCGCACTGCTGAGTCTTGGCCTCGGTATTCTAGGGGCGTTGATTACGCACAGTCCCATCGGCTTCATGGTGGGATTCTCGATCGGGTCGGCGGTCGGTAGTCTCCTGTTTAAGACGCCGGGTCTTCGCCGCACCGAAGAAGGCCCGCGCCTGTCCGATTTGCGGGTGCAGACCTCGACCTACGGCCAACCGATTCCCGTGGTCTACGGGGCCATGCGGGTGGCGGGCAACGTCATCTGGGCCGATAGTGCGGGAATTAAAGAAACGCGGCACGAAGAAGTGCTGGGCGATGTGACCCGCGTCACCTATACCTATTCCGCCACATTCGCTGTCGGGCTGTGCCAAAACTCCATTATCGGCATTCTGCGGATCTGGGCAGAAGATCGGCTCATCTGGGACGCGGGCAATCCCATTCCCGGATCGACCATCGACCTGAACACCCAATTAGGCGGGGTGCTGTCGCTGTTTGCGGTGAATGAGTCGTCGCCGGTCCTGAATCAGCCGTCCATCAACTTCACCCTCTACAAAGGCAGCGAAACGCAGACCGCTGATCCGCTGATCGAGGCGGATGTGGGTACGGGGAATGCGCCAGGCTTTCGGGGGCTGGCCTATGTCGTCATCCGCGATATGCCGCTCACGCCGTTCGGCAATCGTCTCCCGAATCTGTCCTTTGAAGTGGTGAGCACCGGCACCTACACCCGCACCTGTCCGGTGGTGAGTGGAGGACAGGCGAACTCCTCGAACCCGGTCATCGATCCGTTATCTGGGCTAGTGTGGCAACCGGACTACGGCGAAGGCAAGGTCCGCGTCGTGCGTCCAGATACCTGGGCCGTTGTGAAAACCATCACCGGCTTTCCCGTCAATCGACTCCGGCAGGCGTGCTATCAGCCGCCATTTTACATGCCGCACAAAAACGGGTTGATTAGTGACGGCAACAACGAGATCACGCTCAAACGCTACCCGCCGCGCATGTGGTTTGGCGATGATTACAGCATCTATCTAGGGGCGACGGTCTCGGCCATTAACACGGAGAGCTACGCACAGACGGATTTCAACATCCTCGATACCTCGACCGCCTTTGCGGGGTGGCCGGGCAATGTCGTCACGGATCTGCGCGAGTGGCAATGGCAAGAACCCAACCAACTGGCACAACTGCTGCTCGGCGTCCTCTCCCCGCAATTCCTCACGCTGGTGAAAACCGTCGATACGCTGGTCGGGGGCGACCTGCTGGTGCCTCCCGGCGTCATCGCGTTTGGCTCAAATGCCTACCCGCTGATGGTCAAGCTGCCGATCAACTTTGACGATGGGTCCCCCTCTCTGTACGAGAAGATCTCTTGGGGGTCCGCAGGGATTCCGGCCTTAGGCTATACGATGCAGGCCGCACTCAGCCGTGAGTTTCTCTATGTCGTTGATGGCTATGGCGTCGTGCAGCAAATCGGACAGCTTGTGGACGGCGCGGTTCCCTCCAGCCTCACGAAGGATACCGGCTATCTCGGCAGCGCCTCGGCCAATCGCATTGCCTACGACGACTACGATCACGCGGTCTATGTGCTGGTCCACAAGCCGAGCGCCGACAGCCATGTGCTGCGGCTTGATCCGACCACGCTGGCGGTGGTGTGGGATCGGACCTATACCAACTCGGCCTCCACGGGCGTGAAACCGAAAGATCTGGACGTACAAGTCGGCAGTCGGGATCTGTGGGTGGCCTGCTATGACCCCGGCACCGGCGGCACGCAATGGGATCGGCTGGATAAAGCGACCGGGGCGACAGTCGAAGCCTTCACGATCAGTAGTGCGCTCCGCCCAAATAGCGGCCTGACGCGCATGGTCATGTATCCCAACGCGCCCTTCGCCTGTGTCACCGATACCTACGGCCTGGTGAAAGTCCCGATCTATCCCGCGCCGGTCAATAGCGGCGTGCCGCTCTCCACCATCGTCAGCGATCTGTCGGTCCGGGCGGGACTAACGACCGGCGACATTACCGTGACGGCCCTTACCGATCTGGTCTCCGGCTATGCCCTCTCACAACGAGCGCCCGTGCGCGGGTTTATTGAGCCGCTTCAGCAGGCGTACTTCTTCGATGCCGTGGAGTCCGACTACAAGATGACCTTCGTCAAGCGCGGGGGGGCGTCGATCCTCACGCTGCCCTATACCGACTGCGCCGCGCATAACGTCGGGGACACGATGCCCGCGTCAGACGCCATGAGCCGCCAGCCGAATCTGGAACTGCCGAACCACCTGGACGTGACGTTCATTGACCCTGCGGCCTGGTACAACAGCGCCACGCAATACGCACGGCGGTTGATCGGCAATGTACAGGACAAAGTGACCGTGGAACTGCCCATCGCCATGACGCCGACGAAAGCCAAGCAAGTCGCGGATGTGCTGCTCCACAACGCCTGGAGCGAACGCACCACGCACACGATCACGACCACCCGCAAATACTTCCAGCTAGACCCGACGGATGTCATCACCTTTACGGATCGACGCGGAGCTTCCAACGTCCTGCGGATCAATAAGATCGACTACCAGCACCCGAATTTGATGAAGCTCACCTGTGTGGATGAAGATCCGAGCGTCTATGCGTTCACCAGAACGGGGGTGGGGAGTCTGTCCAGCGATACCGGCATCCAACCGTCTACACTTCCGGCGCTGTACCTCATGGATATCCCGCTCCTGCGCGATGCGGACGATGGCGACTATGGGTTCTATGTAGCCGGAGAAGCGGGCGCAGCCTGGAAATATAGCGACCTCAATCAGTCCCAAGATGGCGGCGTCACCTATAGCACCATCAAGAACCTGACGTATGGCGCACCAGCCGGGCGAGCACTGAACGCGCTCGATGCGCCGACGAATTGGGAAACCTGGGACGACGCCAGCGAACTCTACGTCATCCTGTCGAGCGGGTTTATCTTTGACGCGCCCAGCGACCTCGACGTGCTGAACGGCGCGAACCTCTTGCTGGTGGGGGATGAACTCATCCAATACCGGCGAGCGGACTACAAAGGCGGCGGGGTTTATCGCCTCTGGCGGCTCCTACGCGGACGACGCGGCACCGACTGGGCCTGTCCCACCCACGCGGTAGGGGATCGCGTCGTGGTCCTCAACCAGAACGAAGCGACCGTCACCCGCTATACCGGAATGCTGAGTACGGAAGTCGGGGACGACTACCGCTACAAGCTGGTCCCGATGGGGATCGATGCCAACTTTGTGCAGCCGGTCTCGTTGACCTGTACGGCAGCGGCACTCAAACCTTATGCCCCGGTCCAAGTGGCCGGGAGCCGGGACGGGTCGAATAATCTCACGATTACGTGGATTCGCCGCACCCGCACAGGCGGCGACTGGGCCGACGGGGGTGACGTCGATCTTGGTGAAACCAGCGAAGCCTACGAAGTCGATATTTACAAAAACGGAGCCGTGGTCCGCACGATCAGCGTCACGGCGCAGACGGCCAGTTACACCGCCGCCAACCAAGTGACGGACTTCGGATCAGCGCAGTCAACTGTGACCATCAAAGTCTATCAGATCTCATCAACCGTGGACCGTGGCTTCGCCGCCACCGCGACGGTGTAAGGAGTGCCATGAGCCAAACAAGCCAACTGAAGATCGAGCTAATCGCCGCCAACCAGTCACAGAAGGAAGTCACCGCGAACGATGCGGTGACTAAGTTGGAGGATGCCCTCTGTACCGTCACCGCACTGACCGTCACCACGGCGGACGTGACGTTGACCGACTCACAGTTCCGTAGCGCCGTCTTGAAATGTACCGGCACGCTGACGGGCAATCGAGCCGTGATCGTCCCGGCTCGCAGTAAGCCGTTTGTAATCGACAATGCGACGAGCGGAGCCTATACGCTGACCGTCAAAGTGAGCGGACAAACCGGCGTGGTCGTGACACAAGGCACAAAGGCGCTGGTGTATGCGGACGGCACCGATGTACGACCTCTCTCCGATGCGTTTGCGGCCAACGTCCACCATACGGCCTTCGGCCTGACCTACGCCGCCACCACGACGGTGGATTGGTCCAAAGGCTCGCACCAGCGAGTCACCCTGACGGGGAATGTGACGTTCGCACTGACCGGCGCACTCGACGGCCAGCGGTGCGTGTTGGAAGTGATTCAGGACGGCACCGGCTCGCGCACCGCCACCTGGGGGAGTGAAGTGGCCTTCGGCTCTGACATCACGGGAGCCACGCTGACGACCACCGCCAGCAAGCGGGACTTCATCGAGTTTATCTACAACGCGACGGCGGCGAAGTACTACTGCGTCATGGTGGTGAAAGGCTACTAATGCGCTGTTCCCGCTGTCAGGGGCCGATGACGGAAGAACCGGCGCATGAAGCGGGCAGTCCGTCGATTGTCCTCTGGGCCTGCGTGCTCTGCGGGAACCGCACCGATGAGACGATTAGTTTCAACCGGATCTTTCGCCGTGAGGAAACCGCATCAGAACGAGAGGCCCGCATCATGCGCCAGATCCGCGAATGTCTAGAGGAGGTATCCCATGATTAAAACGGGAGTGGATCTACGGGGCCTGACGCCGCAAATGGCGGTGGCCTACAGCATCGCGCAGCAGATCTATCACGAGGTCGCAGGCCAGCGGTGTGTCATTACGTCAGCCAGTGACGGCAAGCACATGCCGAACAGTCTGCACTATAAAGGCAAGGCGCTGGACCTGCGAACCAACAACCTCAGACCAGAACAGGTCCATCCGGTCTTTGTGGCACTGAAAGAGGCGCTCCATCCAGGCCAGTTTGATGTGGTCCTTGAGCGCGATCACATCCATGTTGAGTTTGACTTCAAAGAGCCCGAACCGGACCGGCACGCATGACGGTCTATCGTTGCCCAGCGTGCGGCACTACCTACTCCCATGACGCGGCCTACCGCCACGCGATGTATCGCTGCAAAGGAACACCAAAATGATCGATTTCACCGTCAATTTGTCGTCGATCCTGCAAGGGCTCACGGTGGCGGGCATCGTGGGAATTTTCAAGCTGTCGCTTCAAATGCGGGACCATCTGGCGAAACTGAATGGCCGGATTGCAAAAGCCGAACAATGGCAAGAGCTGCACACGGCGCAATGCGACGAACGCTATCACGGCATCAAAGAGGAACAGCGGTCAGTGTGGAAGGTTCTTCGGGGGGAGCATAAGGCATGACGTGGGTCACAACCGTCTGGCGCTGGCTCGTTCGTTCGGTCCGTCCGCTGCCAGCGGAACCGACGATCACGCAACCCAAGCAGGTCGATCCATCGAGCGGCAACATCGGTTTTCGATTCTGGTTCTAACCAAGGAGGACGTATGAGCAGCCTATCGGCACTCTGGAGCATCTGGTCATTCTTACAAAGTGAGGCGGGGACGGCCATTCTCGTGGCCTTGTTCGGTCTCTCGGAGACGCTGGCGGTCATTCCGCAGATCCAGTCAAACAGCGTGTTCCAAGCGATCTACAACGTCTTAAAGAAGCTCGCCGGGAAGTAAGCCACGCGGGACGGAGCGACCTCGTTGCGTCCCGCATTACAGCGTCGTCAACCACGGGAGGGGCCATCATGCGTGGTTTCATCTGGTGGGAATTGTATGACTTGGACCTGGTAGACGATGGGGAGGATTGGGCAGACCGATGGCGACTGTCAGCATTACCAAAGAGCAAGCGCAAGAAGCGAAAAGCGCGTATCTGGCCGCACTCGGCGTCAAAAGTGAAGCGGCGCGACGCTTAGGGCTGCACCCGGCCACCTATCAGAACCGTCTGAATGCGTGCTTGCGACATGGTATTGACGTGCCGGTGTTGCATGGGTCTCAGGCCATGCAGCATGAGCCGGTCGAGCGCCATCTGATCGAGGAATTGCGCCAGAAAATTAAGGCGCTGACGGACACCAACAAGCATTTAGCCGAACAGGTCAACGATACCGAACAACTCAAAGCGTTCATCCATGAGTGCAAGCAGTACCGTCCGACGCCTCCCAAGTGGCGGGCCTCGACTCCCTCGAAAGGCAGCACCGGCACGCCGGTTCTAGTTGCGAGCGATTGGCACTGGGGCGAAACCGTCGAAGCGGCACAACTCAACGGCGTCAACGCCTATAACCACACGATTGCCTCGGCCCGCTGCCAGCGGTTCTTCTCCAAAGCCGTTGAACTGTTAACGAAACATATGGCGAATCCCCAGTATGACCAAATAATCGTTCCGCTGTTGGGGGATATGCTGTCCGGCAACATCCATGAGGAATTAGCGGAAACGAACTGGGCTCCCGTGAACGTCTGCATCATGGACCTCGCTGATCATCTCATTGCCGGATTCGATCTGTTGTTGCAGCATTTTGGCAAGATCTACGTGCCGTGCGTCGTCGGCAATCATGGCCGACTGCACAAGAAGCCGCGCTTTAAGAACAAACAATATGACAGCTTTGAGTGGGTGCTGTATCACGTTTTGGCGCGGCACTATCGGCAGGACGACCGCATCCAGTTCGATATTGCGGACTCATGCAATCTTCCCTTTACCGTGTATCAGACACGGTTTCTGGCGAACCACGGTGATGACTTTCGCGGGGGCGGTGGGATCAGTGGGTCCTGGTCTCCCATCATTCGCGGGGATGCCAAGAAGCGCAAGCAGGTCATGGCGATCAATAAACCGTATGACTTATTACTCATCGGGCACTGGCACTTTCTGCAACGCCTGCCGGGGGTCCGGTGCAATGGATCGCTCAAGGGGTGGGATGAATACGCGAGCGCCAACGGCTTCGACTTCCAACTCCCGACCCAAGATCTTTTTATCTGTCATCCCGTGTATGGCGTGACGGCAGAATGGCAGGTCTATCTCGAAACCCCAGGCACCACGTTTGATTTACGCACGAACACACAAAAGGATGTCGCATGAGCTTCCCACTAGAGCAGTACGAAGAAATTCTGGGCGAAGCCGCGTCAATCGTCAAAGATCGTTGCGAACGGGGCCGCAACGACCTCATGCCGTTTCAGGATCGCTATATTCACGGCCACGGTGATAAGATTCAGGAATGCTATGAACGAGTCATCCGCATCATTGGGGCCTATCGCCGGGGACGGACTGAGGACGTGCGAGCCGACGCCATTGATCTGGTCAACGAGGCAGCGCTTTTAGTGCTGCTGATCGATCGGCAGAGTCAAGGAACGCAGATCAGCGATCTTCGTTCCGAGTAATGCCGTTGATTTATCCTGTTAACAATATGAATTTAAGTATCAAAAACCTGTGGATGACTTAGCCAATTCTTAGCCAAATTTTAGCCAAAGTGCGGCATTTGGCGGCAGAGCATGGCAGATAAGTAGTTGATTTAATTGATCTGGCATAGGTGTTGCCTAGCGTCAAATCATTCTTCTAAGCTGAATGTCGCTGGTTCGATTCCAGCCGGGCGCACCAATAAATCAACAACTTACGAGATCGGCCCCGCTTCCAGCCTTCGCCACTTAGCCAATTCTTAGCCATTTTTTTTGACCATCCGGTTAATCGCGTCCTGCAAGTGCGAGGGCGCAAGGTGGGCGTACCGCTTCACCATCGCCGTAGAGGTATGACCCAGCAGGGTACTCACGATCCGGTCGGACTCGCCTTGTTGCGTGAGCCGGGAGGCAAACGTATGGCGCAGGTCGTGCCACCGAAGATTTTTGAGCTTAGCGGTTGCAATGGCTGGCTCCCACACCCGCTTGCGGAAATTGGCATAATCAATGGGAGCGGTGCCGGTGGTGTTGGGATACACCCAGTCTGAGGTGTGGCGAGCCAATTGACGATTAAGCGCCGTCTGGACTTTATCGCCAATCGCTCGCATCTGCGTCATCCCGGCTTTGGTGGTCGGTAAGATCACATAGCCTTTTTTGACATCCTCCCGCCGAAGCCGGAACTGTTCGGACCAGCGCAATCCACTCCAGATGGCGATCTGCATAGCCTCATCGTAGGGCGACGGCAACGCTTTGGCTAAGGCGGTCTGTTCCGCGACGGACAGGAACCGCTCGCGCAAATGCTGAACCGGCTTCAGTGGGACATGCGTAAACGGGGAAGCGGGGATCAGCGCATCCCGCACGGCCCGATTCAACAAATGGCGTAGATACTTGAGATAGTGCAGCACGGTTTGATCGGATTTACCTGACTCGCGCAACTCAATCTGGACCTGCTCGAGATAGGCAGGGGTGAGGGAACTGAGCGGCACCGCGCCAGCCTTTGTCAGCCAGTAGTCACGATAGGCGTGCGTATTTTTCGCGCCGGGACGATCTGAGGCGGGCTGCTGGGCGATCCAATCGCGGAGCGTGCAGGACGATTGCCGCCGATGCTCTTGAGGAAAGAATTGATTGCGCCGGAGATCGACTTTTGCCGCGTCTCGAAAGCGCACGGCTTCACGTAATGAGGGGAACGAGCCAAAGTACTCGCGCTTCCCATTGATCGTCAGGCGCACATAAAACAGCGGCTTGAGCGGGGATTCGACGCGGAGAATGTTACGTTCGCGGGTTACTCCTGCGGTCGGTTGGGGCATGTCTCACACCAATCGAGATTTACCAGAGCCACCTTGTGCCAGGGGCAGTACATATACGTATTACGCTGCGATGCTCCCCCTGTCGTTGTCTCCCTGTTTGTTGCATCGCAGCTACCGAGGGGAGGAGCTGCCCGCCTTTTTGGGGGGCAGCAGAGAGTTGGGGGGAGGGACGATTTGCAGCGACTTCGGTAATTTCACTTTGACTGCATCGTCTAACCCGTAGCGTTTGCCCAATTCTACATACAGCCGAAAGGCTTCAACCAAAAGCTCTGCGGTAGGCACTCGTGGATGGGCCTGACTAGCTTTTAGCTGGTCAAACATCTGCCCCAATTCCTCAGATATGCGGAAACTATAGACTCGTGATTTTGCCATACATAGAAGCCTATCAGTCAAAACTAATTCTGTAAATAGGTATTGACGAATAAGCTGTAGTGGTGTATACACCACTACATGATTACGACATTACGCAAGCCACTCGCGAGTGCTCAAGCAAAAGTCCGTCCCTTCACTGTGTATCTCCCCGAAGAATTAGATCGTTGGTTGCGGGCTGAATCGCTGCGCGAATCGCGCACACTCACCGCGCAAACGATTTACGTTTTGCAGTTGGGGCGGCAACAACTTTCCAGCAAACATAAAAAATGACGGGGACCATTATGACACTCCTTACCCCCTCCGAATTACAAACCGCGCTGAAGATTTCCCCGCGTACCTATCACCGGCTGATTGCGGCAGGGTCGTTGCCGTGTCGGTTGATCGGGTCGCATCGGCGGTTTGTGCTGGAGGAGGTCGTGGCGGCGCTCCCGCGTCCCACGGTGCCGACGCCGCCGGTTCGCACGCCACACTATGACATCACCGCCATGCTCAAACAACGGGCCAAAAATTGGTCCACACGTCAGGAGGTTCAATGATGGCAACCCGTCGTGTTCGTCCGAATGTACGCCTCTCATCCTTCCGCGATCACTACCTGCACCTCTGCGAGATCGAGCGGCACGCCGCTGGAATCGCAGACCCATCCATTGAGCCGATCACCTGGGGGCCGGTGGTGGGGTTTGTTACGGGATTGCTGCTCGTAACGGTCCTGACGGTGTGGGCCGCGCTCACATTGGTGCTCGCATGAAAGCGGTCGGGGCGGGGGTCTTGTTGTTTGTCTCCTCAGTGTTGAGCGCGTGCATCTGGAACGAATACTACGAATGGCGCAAAGCGCGGCTGGAGCGGGGTCAAAAAGGGGCCTGGGTGCTCTGGTTGGCCGTCAATGGCCGGATTGCGAGGCTGCGCTAATGGAGCGGGATTGCCTGACCGTCCTCATTGATGATCTGCGCGGCTCCCGTCCGCCGATCTATGAGACGGAGCGTTTTGCCCAGTGGGGGAGCACCTATGCTCAGGCGGTGCAGGCGTTGCCTGAATTTGAACAACGCTGGGCGGCGGTGGCGTTGATTGCCAACGATCTAGCCGGAGCACACGCCGTCCCTGTCTCGTTAGCGTTTCCCACGCTCGCGGGGATGATCTTAAGCGCAGAGGATTGTGCGCGGCTACGGGCCATAGGAAAGGAGGCCCAGCCATGACACGGGCAGACCAAGAAAAAGAAGCGGCCATTCTGGAAAAGAAAGCGCGGATGCTCCGAGCCTTGCCGACGGAACTGCGGCGCTGCCTCTGCTGCGACGATTGGATGCACAGCACGGGGCTGGATCATCGCGTGTGCAATTGCTGCAAGGGCCTGCCGGATTTCACCGGCTCGCCGGTCGGACGGCGGATCACGAAACCGGGACGGCAGAAAGGGGACCAGTTGTGGCTCTAAGCACGAAGAACGCTCGCTATTACACGGGCGCGGACTGGATCAACAAGAAAACCATGCCGCTTTCGGACTGGCCGCAACGCAAGAAACGGGCAGGGGACCGCTCACGGGTGAACAGCGGGCAAACCAATCGCGCCAAGGCGCTATTACGACGGCTGGATGCGGGGAAAGCACAGTGAGCATCACCGATTACGAGATTGAGCCAGAAGACGATGAATGGTGCCCCGCGCATGAACGGTACAAGCCGTGCCGTGGGTGCCGGGAGGAAGCGGCAGAATTTATCGCGGAAGCCCTGCGCGAAGAAGGCAGGCTCGCATGACGATCACCTTCATTGCGTCGATCACCGGCACGAGTTGTATCCGGTTTGATTCGGATGGGGCCGGAGTGGTCAAGCTCTCGATTCCCGCGACGGAATTGGCCGACGTTGCCAAATTGCTCACCTGCCGCGAGCAGGCGTTACGGATCACGGTGGAGACGCAGGAGGACTAACCTATGGCGACACAGCAGTCCACGGCGCTGGCCGAAGAATTATTGCAAACGCTAAAGAATTTGGTCGGATTGGCAGAGGTACGGGGACGGCTGGATGAGTACAAGGCTGCGCTCGCCGAGGCGCGAGCCCTCATTGCCAGAGCCGAAGCGAACTAAGGAAGGAGTGCCGTCAATGTTGACCGCCGAGCAAAGACATCAACGGACGCAGGGCATCGGGGGCAGTGATGCGGCAGTGGTCGTGGGGCTCTCGCCGTTCAAATCGCCGTATCAGTTATTCCTAGAAAAGCGAGGGGAAGCGCCTCCCAGTGAGGAAGAAACCCTGGCCATGAAGTTCGGCACGCTGTTGGAAGAACCCATCGCGCAGCACTATTGCGATGTGACCGGACGGGTGGTGCGCCGCCAACCGACTGCCGTCCATGCCGAGTATCCGTTCATGCGGGCCAACATCGACCGGCAAATTCTGAAAGATCCACGCGGCCCCGGCGTGCTCGAAGTCAAAACCACGAACGAATGGAGCGGACGCGGCATTCAGACCGCCGCCGACATTCCCGATCATTACTACCTGCAAGCGCAACACTATCTCGCGGTCTATGACTACGCCTGGGCCAGCTTTGCGGTGTTAGTCGGGGGCCAGCGGTTTGTCTGGTTCGATGTGGACCGGCATGACGACGTGATTGCGGAACTGATCCGGCACGAAGCCGAATTTTGGGAGCGTGTTCAGACAGGTAATCCCCCACCGATTGATGGTTCCGCCCGGACCGGCGACTTGCTGAAGCGCCTATACCCGAAAGATACGGGCAAGGTGCTCACAATGGACGCGCCGGAATTGGTGGAAGCGGCTCGGCTGCTGGTCAGTGCCAAGGCCGTCGTCAAGCAAGCCGAAGCGGACATCACACTCTATGAAAACCGGCTCAAAAGCGCGATGGGGGATGCGTCCGAAGCGGTGGTGCCGGGGTTCGGCGCGATCACCTGGAAGAGCGCAAAGGATTCGATGAAGGACGCGCTCGATCTGGACAAACTCAAGGCCACCTATCCCGATGTGTACGCCGCCTGTCTGACGCAAGAGATCCGACATGGGGGACGGCGGTTCCTCCTAAAACCAACCAAGGAGTGTGCGCGATGACGACCGAGTTAATGACGCAAAACAACGGCCATGTGGCTCCGCTGCGAGCGATGGACGTGCGGCAGCAAGTGAACCTGATTCAGGAAGTGATGCGCGACGTGATGCAGAGCGGCACGCACTACGGGACGGTGCCGGGATGCGGCGACAAGCCCACGCTGCTCCAGCCTGGGGCGCACAAATTAATGATGACGTTTCGCCTCGTGGCTGATCCAGAGATGACGGTGTTGCCGATGGAGCACGGCCATCGGGAAGTGCGCTGCAAGGTGAAGCTGTACAACCAAAGCGGCGTGTTTCTCGGCTCTGGCGTCGGCACCTGTTCGACCCTGGAAGGGAAGTACCGCTACCGCACGGGGCCGGTCGAGTTCACGGACAAGCCGGTCCCCCGTGAGTATTGGGACTTGCGGAACAGTGATCCCAAGAAGGCGCAAGCGATGCTCGGTGACGGCATGGCGGCGAAGAAGAACGACACGGGTGCCTGGTTCTGTGCGCGGCAGGGCGGCAAGGTCGAGCACGACAACCCCGCCGATTACTACAACACGGTCGAGAAGATGGCCTACAAGCGGGCCTTGGTGAGTGCCACGCTCACCGTGACGGCGGCGTCGGACATCTTCACGCAGGACATTGAGGATATGCCGGAAGTGATGCCGCACGCGCAACCGACGCAGGCGAAATCGGCCACGCCGCCACAGGAGAAGGCCGCAAGCGTGTTGGGCAAGATGAAAGGGAAGGAGGACGGCGGGGCACACTCACTTCCTCCGAGTGCCGCCTCTCAGCAAGGCCCCGATGCTCCTTCCCCCCAGACCTTAGCCGAGCGCATGGAATTGGCCGAATCGGTGGCCGAACTCTCCGGCGTGATGAATCAGGCGACGAAAACGCCGATGAGTGACGCGGATCGGGCCACGCTCAAGCAGTGCTTCGAGCAGCACTTGGCTCGGGTGAAGAAGAAATAGGAGAACACGATGGAATTTGAAATTAAATCACGATGGAGCGGAGCGGTGCTGTTCAGCCTCGAAACGGAGTCGCTGAAATTGGCGGTGGAGGCAGCCGTCCTCACGAGCGCAAACCTCAGTGGCGCAGACCTCAGTGGCGCAGACCTCACGAGCGCAAACCTCAGGGGCGCAGACCTCACGAGAGCAAACCTCAGTGGCGCAGACCTCGCGAGCGCAAACCTCATGGGCGCAAACCTCAGTGGCGCAGACCTCACGAGCGCAAACCTCAGGGGCGCAGACCTCACGAGCGCAAACCTCAGTGGCGCAGACCTCACGAGCGCAAACCTCATGGGCGCAGACCTCACGCCGATACGTGACGACATCTGGGCCATCCTGTCGTCGGCTCCCGCTGAAGTGGCCGGTCTCCGAACGGCGATTGCTGAAGGTCGTATCGATGGCTCGACGTATGAAGGTGCGTGCTGCTGCATGGTGGGCACGCTCGCCAATGTGCGGCACTGTAAATATAGCGAGATTCCATTACTGAAGCCGAATTCGAGTCGCCCAGCCGAGCGATTCTTTGCGGCGATCAAAGCGGGCGACACGCCGAAGACCTCGCAGTTTTCAAAGCTCGCGCTGGAATGGGTGGATCTGTGGTTGGCGAATATGCACGCGGCGTTTGCCGCGAAGTAATACGGCCGGCCGGAGCCGCTGATCCGGCCAGTGGGGGTCTCTGGTTCTGAGTAGGATCTGGCCAGGGAAACGGGCGGGGTGGCCCATCGCAAGACTGCCCCGCCCACACTGAAGCGATGAGTGAGTATGACACAAACCTTTACCGTCCCTGGACCACTTCCCGGCATGAACGAATTTACCGGCAAAGGCTCGCGGTGGGTCTATACCGGCCTCAAGCAGAAATGGGGCGGGATTTGTACGCAATCGATCCTCGCCGCCAAATTGAGGCCGATGCCGTGGGCGATTGTGCGGTGTGCGTGGTTCGAGCCGAGCGCGAAACGCGATCCCGACAACATCGCCGTGGGTCTGAAGTTCGTCTTAGACGCGCTCACCCATGCCAAAGTTTTGCCGAATGACGGGTTCGTGAACGTGCTGGAGATCCACCATCGCTTTGCAGTGGATCGGCATGATCCCCGCGTGGAAGTGACCCTGGAGGGCCAGCCATGACGCAGACCGGCGAAGAACTGAAGCAATTGGGTCTTGCCTTAATCGAGGACCATCACGCCGATTTTGTGCAGACCATGCGCGACATCGCTCGGCAGATCTCACAAGAGTCGGGGTTTGTGAGCAGCGACAACCTGCGGATCGTGGCGGACCGCATGGGACTTGTCCCCGCTACGCCAAACTGTTGGGGCGCGGTGTTTGCTGGCGCGAAATGGAAAGTGGTCGGACGGCAGAAATCAGCGGTTCCTGGCAACCACGGACGGGAAATCCGCGTGTGGAGATATGAGGAGGAATGATGCGCTTAGGGGATTATGTGATTGTCGCGAACCTGACCCTGAACCTCACGGCGCTGTCCGCGTATGCCTATCAAGGCCATTGGAAGATGGCGGGCTATTGGTTCGCTGTGCTGCAACTCAACGCCTGGCTGGTGACGATGCGATGAGCCTACCGAAACCCTACTATGACGAAAACGGCATCACGATCTATCACGGGGACTGCCGGGAGATTCTGCCGCACTTGCCGAAGGTGGACATGATTTTCACCGATCCGCCGTATGGTCACAACAACAACAACGAAGATTTAATTCATCGCAGGGAGGCCGCCCTTGGTCTCCCTCCCTGCGATTCGGATCCATCGCTGGCTCGGCCTATCGCTAACGATGGCGTTGAAGCTAATGATCTGGTCCGATGGTTTTTCAGGCAAGCAGCCGACATGCTGCGGCATGGAGGCTGCTGCTGCTGCTGCTGCTGCTGCGCAGGCGGCGGTCCTGATCCGCAATTCGCCCGATGGTCGCTCTGGCTCGATGAATGCCTCGACTTCAAGCAAATGGTTGTCTGGGACAAAGGGCCGATGGGGATGGGCTGGCACTATCGGCGCAGTTACGAAACGGTCCTGGTTGCACAAAAACCTGGGGCTGCATGTAAGTGGTATGACGAAACTGATCGGATTGAGAATATCATTCGTCATATTCCAAAGATTATTCCGCAAAAGACTGACCACCCGACGCCAAAACCGGCTGAATTAGCCGCCCATTTCATTCAACTGCATTCACAGCGCGGCGAAGTGGTCCTCGATCCCTTTATGGGTGGAGGTTCGACTGCACAAGCCGCAAAGAATTTAGGACGGCAATTTATCGGAATTGAATTGGATGAACGATGGGCGGAGATCGCCGCGAAACGCCTCGCGCAGGAGGTGTTGTCACTATGACACGCTGTCCCAAATGTCGAGGATGTCTGGAGACGTGTCACGAAGAAACCCGCTGCATCAATTGCGGCTGGCGTGAAGGGGATTTGACCCGCGAACTGGGGCGCGAGGGCGCAGCGGAGCATCCATCTGACGACCTGTGTTCCCACTGCCGGAAGCAACCGAGAATGATGCACAGAAGGTGCTGCAAGACCTGTCTCTATCGCTCATCACAGCGGCAGCAAGCGCGTCGTCGGCACAGTACACGCACGAAGGAGAGCATCGCCTATCATGCCAAATCGTGATCTGAAAGAAACCAATCGACGGAGTCCGAGCCTGCAACTGCTCTCCGATGCGGCGGAGCGGTTGTGGTATCGGCTGATCACCGCCGTCGATGACTTCGGACGGTTGGAAGCCGATCCCGAAGTGGTGTTCACCACCTGCTTCCAACGGGTACCGAAAGGGTGGACCGTCCAAAAGGTGACCAGTGCGCTGGAGGAGTTGGCGACGAAGTCAGCAGCGGGCGATCGTCCGTTGATTGCCGTCTATGAGGTAGGGGCCAGGAAGTATCTCCAGATCCTGTCATCCTCTGCGCATATTTACTGCCGGGCGAAGCACTCGAAATACCCTGACCCTACAACTCAAACAAATCAACCACTTGTGAAAAGTGGAGCGCAGATGCCCGCAGATGCGGGCGGATGCCCACAGATTCCCTCGATTCCCGATACTCCGAATCCCGATCTCCCGAGTCCCGAAATCCCGAAACCTCGAACCTCGGGGGGCGGCGTGCCACCGGCACAGGAGGGGAGTGCGTTAGAGCAGTTTATCTTAACAGCCGAACTGGAGGCATGGAGCGCCAAGGAAGGCATCCCAAATCCAGGGCAGTACGTCGAGGAGTTCATCGACCACTGGCGTTCAACCGGCGGAAAACGAAAAAACGGACAGGCCGTCAAGGACTGGGCCGCCGCGTTCCGTAACCGATTGCGCTTTTTGAAATCGCATGGACTACTCAAGAAACCGGATTGGAAAACGCAGTTCTGTGAGGAGGCCACGAGATGACGAAGGCGGACTTCATGGGCCAATTTGACCGGCTGTGCAGGGGCTTTAAGTACGACGCCACGAGCGAACAAGCCGAGGCGTGGTTCAGGCGCATCGGCCATGCGCTGATTCAGGACTGGTCTGAAGCCGTGACGACGTTACTGTGTGCGCCACGCTTCCCGCTGCTTGATCCGGTGTTAGCGGCACTCGAAGTCGCGGCAGCGCACCGTCGGCGCACGCAGATTGAGCGGGACAAACAACCGGCAGCGACGTTGGCCCGTTTGGCGCAGGACGGCGGACGCGGCTGTCCGCTATCGCTGGACTTGTTTCAAGTGATTAAAGCGTTCGCGGGCCGAGAACAGGTGCGGCACTACCTCGCCGTGGTGAATGAGCACGCCGAACTGGACCAGGCCGAACGTGAGCGGGAATTGAAACAGCTGGCGACGGAAGAACGGCGCTTATCAGCGATCCTCACGGATCTCGTCCCGAAGCTGAACGAAGACGAACTGTCCCTATTCGTGGATCGGTACGGGCAGGCGGTGGCGTCGTGACACACACGCTTTAGAAAGGGGAGTAGTCGTAAGGCGGGGGAGGTGACTGGTGGGTCAGCGATATTTCGAGAATTTCAAAACAATAGCCGATGTCCATGAGCAATTTTCGATTACGTCTGAGCAGGTGCAAGATGCTCAGATTCTATACGCCTATTACGGATCCGGAAGTTATTGCGGTGCGGCAACGGTGCTGTTTCAGCGTGACGGAACGCTGTATGAAGTCACGGCCTCGCATTGTTCGTGCGATGGGCTAGAAGGTGAATGGACGCCAGCCGAAGTGACTTGGGAGCAATTAGCGATGCGTCCCGACCATCACGCCTACTTTGAAGATGATGAGGGTGGAAGGGCGCAGGCGGCGCTCAATGAGTTGATTCGGCAACATGCACCAAGAGGATGATGACATGACCGACGCACGACGTGAACTCCGCTGCAACTGTGCGTTCTAGAGGCTACTGTAGGCTGCTGTAGCGAAGGGGTCCTCCCTGGGGG